TCATGGTGTCGGGGCATGTTCATCAGTCATGGACGATGGACGTTGCCGCACTCAACCTTGACAAGAAGGGCCGAGAGCAGGTCCGCGAAATCGTTGCCGTGAAAGTGCCAACCTACAAACATGAGTACCAACACGGGACTGGCTATCACATCGAGAAGGGCCGCGCTCCCCGACCGATCGGCGCGTATTGGCTCAAGTTCTACTGGCACCAAGAGGGTATTGAGTTCAACATCGAACGAGCCAAGGTGCCAAGGGCTAGAGAATGAACACGCCGTTTACACTGAGGGTCGGGCCAGAAGAACGTCCCCTGGTCTGCACGGTGCGAATGGGTCGGCGGGATATGAAATCCCCCGCTGACGTGCAAGACCCGCTGCACTACCCACAGCCAGAGATCCGTATTCGTAGGGGCATGACCGAAAAGGAAACGGTCGGCGCACTCATCCACGAAGTCCTGCACCTGTCCGACTGGAACCTGTCTGAAATCTTTGTGCTGGATACCGAGCGCGTCATCGTCGAATGCCTGGTCAAGGGCGGGTTTATCAAAGACGAAGAATAGATGGGCAGATTCAATTCGATTCCGCGCATGCCTATAGACCCACAGCGTGCGCGAAACGAATTTAACAGACTGGAATTGCCCGCATATAAACGCACCGCGATGCGTTGCGCAAGAATAACTGTCAGATCACCACGACGGTTAAAGCCATCGCTTGACAGGAAGTAATTGGAGCGCCATAATCCATTCCATCATATGATCCGTTGTTCTGATAAGAACGACGACTCACGCCGGCTCGGCGTTCCAGGGTCTTTTTCAGGGCGTCTAGCCGGCGGTTTTTGGATATCGGCACGGCCCGAGACGTGCCAGAGTTCGACCAAGAGAAGCAGGCCAGTGAAAATAGCCCTCCACTCAAATCCCTGGCCCGAATCAAGCTGCTTCTTTTGCAAGTCGGTGATAGAGCCGCGACCCGCCGGTCTGCCGAAAGGCGGTCGGTGGGTTTCAAAAGTGTGACCCATGGGTCACACTTTTTGACATCACGGTAACGCTCGCCGCGAAGCGCCTAAGACCCCAGTGGATCACGCGGACTGTCGCTCGCTCCAGCACTTGAGCAAGCATCGACGCCCTGCCCGGCGTGAGGCAGGTGTGGAACGGAGTCTGGGTTGGCTGGACTGCTCCGTCCGCACCTGCCCCACGCCCGGCTTACAGGTGAGGCCGTAGAGCGATATGCCAATCCCCGCTACGGCCCCGTGAAATACCGGACGGTTCGGCCAGCGTGAAACGTCAGCGTCAAAAATGAAACGGGCCAGGGGGATGCTCTGCGCACAGAGAGGCCGGTTTGAATGTGCCAAAATTTTTGATGTCAGTTCAGACGGGGATAACTGTAACAGAGCAGGGCGGGGGGGGGGTCGGGGGACGATTCTGGGCCGATTCCCTGCCGCCTGACCTGGTCCCTTCTTGCCGCCCGCGCCCGCCTAGCTGCCTCTCAGGTCGTCCATGGCGCCCGCCTTGCCGCCCGGCGGACAATGGCCCCTCGAGAATCGGCGCGCGGTCCCTGGTGCGCCTAGCGTTACGCCTCCAGGCGGTCCTATCTGACTGGACAGGCACCGCCGGCGCCGGTCAGGCCTGAAGCCAGGCGCCGAGTTATCCTCTGGCCCTGCTCGCTCCTCTGGCCCTGCTCCGCCCCCGCTCGCCCCCGCCGGCTCTGCTGGCCTTGCTGGCTCTGCTGGCTCTGCTGCTCCTGGCTGGCCTTGTCCGAGATTGGCGCCAGCTCGCGCCGGTTTGCTCCTGGCTGGCCCGGCTTAATTCGTGGCGATTCCCCACAAGTCCACCGCCCGCCTGGCCGATATCGGTTAAGCTCTGGCGGGCAATTGTGCCCGGCATAACGCAAGGAGAGCAGCGATGACCTACACCCCCAAAGAGCACCGCGCCGCGATTGACCGTCTGATGGCCGATCTTAACTTGGTCGTGCTGGACCCGCTCGACGGAGACGATCGCGGGTCCGTCCGCGATGAGGTCGTTAAGCGTATGTTGGCGGCGGCCGACAATGGGGCGCCGCGCGCTTATGGGCCCGTTGGCCCGGCGCCCGACGACCAGGCGCCCGACGATCAGGCGCCCGACGATCAGGCGCCCAAGGATTAGGCGCCGCCAGGGATTGATTGACGCTGGCGCCAGCCTTGACGGGTTGGCGCTGGCATTGCCTCGACAATGGAGCACCCCCCATGCAACAATTGACCATCGGCGGCCGCGCGCGCGTTCTCGGCGAGTCTAATGGCAAGCTGTGCCCTGGCGCCGTTACGTTAGACTTCGCCCTGCCCGGCGGGCCCGAGTGCGCCCGCGCTTGTCCCTGTCACCCAGAGACGACGGCGGCCGATCCTGGCCCGACCTGCTATGCGGTCGCCATGATGGCAAGCCCGGTCCGGCGCGGCATCGCGGCGAAGCTGGAGCGACTATCGGCCGCCGATCCGCAAGACGTGATCGCCGCCGCCAGCTATGAGCTATCGGCGCGCGGCTGGCGCGTGCCATGGTTCCGCCTGTCGGCCTATGGTCCGCTGCCCCGGCGCGTGCCCGCTGGCCTGCGGCGCATGCTGGAGCGACTGGTGGCGGCCGGTTCGCCCGTGCATATGCCTGTGGAGGGAGCCCGCAAGGCGAACCGATACCGGGCGGCCCTGGCTGGCGTTGGCGTCGCGGTGCGCGAATCGGTGACAAGTCGGCGCCGCTGGCGCTTGGCTCCCGGCGCGTGCTCGATCGTCGCCGGATCGATGGCCGATCCGCCTCGCCAGCGACTGAGCGACGCCAAGCGCGCGGCGAAGGTCCGCCAGAAGGCGACCGGCCGGCGTTGCATCGTCTGTCCGGCCGTCGCTGAGTCGATCATGTACCGCAAGCGCCGCGCCAAGCGGTCCAAGTGTGGGCGCTGTGTCGCCTGTGCCAAGCCCTGTACCGACGTTGTGTATCCGGCCCACGCATAGCGGCCCGGCGCCGAAACTGGCGCAAGCTGGCGCCGAAACTGGCGCCAAAACTGGCGCAAGCTGGACCGGTGGACCGGTGGACCCAAAGAAAAGAGCCCGCATTGCTGCGGGCCCAGGCCCGGCGAGATATCGCCGGGGGCGTTTGTGATGGTGGGCCGGTCACATTTCCAGCGACCCGGCCAGGGCGAAGATATCCGACTTCGCCTTAGAGGCCCGGCCTAGCTGGACGGATTCGGCGTTAAACCTTGACCCATGGTCGATGACTTCGGTTGCCGCATTGAAGGCGTGCCAGCGTGAATGCTGTAGGGCCGATGGTAACTCGCCGTCATCGCAGGACTCGTAGCGCTCGGCCATCGCGGCCACCCGCTTGGCGGCCTTGCCAGCGGCTTTAATCTGCCTGGCCCTGACCGACTCGTCGTGGGATGGTGGGGCGCAGATCAGATCGCGCGTAGCGGGCGTGCAGGCGGCCAGGTAGGCCCGCTGGAAGAACTTCCCCAGCCAGGTGCCGTCAATGGCCTTGTCCTCTGCAAGGGCTGTAGCGGCCTGCTCGAACTCCTCAAGCCACCTGGCGGTGCCAGTCAGGGCGGCCCGGATCGTGTCGGCAACTTTGCTGGTGTCCAGGTTGCCCCGGTGCACGATTTTGACGCGCTCGTGCTGATCGGTGGCCGCGTTCAATTGATTTAAGCACCATATACGGAACGTGGCCGGGGCGACCGTGAGCGCCCCGCCGCCGTCGTGATCGGAATAGAAAAGGGCGAACCGGCGCACCGGGTCCAGGCCGCCGATCTGCATTTCCCCCAGGTCGGCCTGAAGCCATACGCGCTTGCCGCCGCGATACTCCCCGCCGGCCACGATCGTTGGCTCGCCCGGTAGGGCCGACTCGATAGCGGCGGCGATTTCGCGGTTTTGGATCGGGCGATACTTGGCCGACACGGGCGCCAGGAACTCGCCGTCCACAACGCGATATACCGCGCGGTGGCCAGACGGAACGGGGACGGCGTCGGCGCCCGGTTTGTACCATGTTTGTGGGGACCAGAGGAGCGGCGCGGTATCGACGGTCCAGTCTAGCCCATACTTGCTCAGGGCCTCCAGCGGGGTGGTCTTTTGCGTCAGGTCGGGTGCATAGGTCATCGGTGCTCTCCTTATTTGTGAGCGGGTGTCTTTTGGGGGGGCGGTGTTGCGAATCCCCACAAACATGGTACAGTCTGGCGCGGCCCTGTCCAGGGGCCGTGCCAATAATGGCGAACATATCACCCCGCAAAAGGAGAGCAGCCGTGACGACCATCACCATACCAACAAAGATCGACCGCGCTACAGCCAAGGACACCGCGCGGTACGCCGTCAGAGATGTCGAGATCACCAGCGACGGAGAATCGGCGGTCGCGTGGGCGACCGATGGCCGCATGCTGGCGGTCGTAAACTGCAGCGCCGACAACCTACCCGCCGGGAAACATACCCTGCCTGGCCCTTGCCTACCCACCTCCAAAAAGCGACGGACCATATCGGTTGAAGTGGAAGGCGGGATCGTGGTAGCGGGGGCCGACGCGAAGACCGGTGAGCCTGTCGAGGTTGAGCCACAGAGCTTTCCTGGATTTCTGGACGTGATCCCCACGGCTGACGGGGTAAGCAAGGCCCACACAACACTGTCGATCGACGCCTTGCGGAAGATGATCGACGCGGTTGCCAATACATCCCCGGACCATCCGAACCAAAGGAACATCCACATCATGATCGGTGAGCCCGGTCATCCGGTGGCATTCATGACGAGCGACGCGCTCGGCGTGTTGATGCCGACCGAAAAAACCCAGGGCCTCCTGGCGACCTATGAAGACCGGCGGCGGGAAACCGTAGAGCACCTGGCTTCGACCACGGCCCACAGCCACTAGGGCGCGCGGCTCTTGACCCGCACCCGCGCCAGCCCTAACGGGTTGGCGCTGGCTTCGACCGAACTAAGGAGAACACCATGACGACGCTACAGACCATCATCGACCCGTGCGGACGTTCCATCTACCGGATGGCGCGGAGCCACTTCGTCCCGGCCATCCAAGCCGCGGCTAACGCGCGATCGCACGCGGAAGCCAAAGCGCGCGCCGGGACCGTCGGCTGGACGCTACTGGACGCGCTTCAGTCGTCGTCCGCGTACGCGGATGGTGCGGACGGCTCGACGCACGAGGAGCGCATCGAAGATATGCGGCGCGCGGCTTCGGACTTGGACTGGATTGACGAAGACGACGAAGCCGACGGCCAGCGCACGGACATCGACGCGGGACGAATCACACTGGACGACTACGATCGACTCGCGGACGCCATCGACGCGGTAGAGACGTGGCACTACGCGGCCGGTAGCTTGTCAGCACATCCCTTATCTCTGGTGTGTCTGCCTATCTGGCAATGACGACTCGCACCCGGAGGTCATGCCCCCCACAACCACCGGCTCCACCGTGAAAGGCGACGCATGAACTGCGAAGGTTGCAGCCTCGACTCCGAGACCGTCTCCAAGTTCCACCTCTGGAACTACTGCGTTCACTGTGGAGCCAACCTCTGCCCCGCGTGCATGGCCAAGCCGTGCCGTCAACGAGAGATCAACGATTGCGTCGTCTCGGCGCCTCAGATCCCGCATGAGCCCGCCGATGAAGACTGACACCCTAACCCTGGCCGAGTTCGAGGCCACCAACAACGGAGACCAGCCATGACCACCACCCCAATGCCCGATCCGGCCGGCGGCGCCGACTGGACCGAGGACGACGTTCGCCTCCTCCGCGAGACCGCCAGCGAGCAGGCCGGCAAGATCCTGATGACCGAGGGTGCCGAAGCCCTCGCGACCTGGATCGAGGAAGGCAGCGTCACCTTCACCGACGCCAGCGGCACCGAGCGAACCCTCCTCACGAAGTACGGCTCGGCCGTCTGCGCCCTCTGGGACGAGCACGCCCGGAGCGAAGCCGAGACCGGATGACCAACAACCGCCGCCGCCGCTAAGGAGAACAGACCATGAAACACGGAACCCCTAACCTGACCCCCTGCTCGAAGGCGCGAACCGTGACCGATGCAGACTTGTCCGACTTCTTGCAACGACTCACGGAGAAGATCGCGGCGTGGATGCACGAGGCGTTTGGAGGCCGGTACGCGGCGTACGCCTTCTACGCCCACAACGGCTTGGACTTCACCAGCATGAAGGGCAAGCGGTACGCTCGCATAGTACGGCAGATGCGAGGCGACTCCAACAGCCGCAGTGCGTACGGCTTCGTCGAACTAGCTACAGGCGATATTTTCAAGCCTGCAACGTGGAAGGCACCAGCCAAGCACAAGCGCGGCAACATATTCGACGAGTCTGGCGGCTTAGATTGCTGCGGGCCGTACTCGGTCGCCTACCTGAAACGTGGTCAAGTCTTAATGGAAGCGCAGAGGATAGCGCTGCCCAAATGACACCACCCCGCGCCCGTCCTAGCGGGCCGGATCAGGCTTCAACCGAACTAAGGAGAACAGACCATGACCACCACCATGACCATCTTGACGAATGCCGTCCACGACGCGCTGGCCGACATCCGGGACCGCGAATTTACCATTCTGGGCGCGTGCAGTATGGCAGCCAGAACAGCCGGATGGAGTGACGGGCGCTGGAACAAGTTTCACGATGAAGCCACCAGTGGCGACTACAACCACCTTTTGCGTACCGTCAGAGAGCACTTCGTCATTGAATAACGAGAACGACCGGAGTCAACGACTAACACAACATACCCCGCGCCCGTCTTAGCGGGCTGGCGCAGGCTTCAACCGAACTAAGGAGGGGAGAATCGGGTCGATGATCGAAATTCACCACGGCGACAACTTGCCCGTCCTTCAGTCGTTGTCCGACGCGGCCTTCGACCTGATCTACATTGATCCGCCGTTCAACACGGGCGGCAAGCGACGACATACGACGCTCCGCACCGTGCAGGATGATGCAGGGGATCGCACCGGATTCCGTGGGCAGCGGTATCGCACCGTGCGTATGGGCACGCGCAGCTTCGATGATTGCTTTGACGACTTTCTGAAGTTTCTGGAGCCCCGGATGCTGGAAGCTCGTCGTGTCCTGAAGCCCAACGGCTCGCTCTTTCTGCATATCGATAGCCGCGAGTCGCACTATTGCAAGGTCATGCTCGATCAGATATTCGGTCGCCGGGCCTTTATGAACGAGATCATCTGGGCATACGACTACGGTGGACGTTCAAAGAAAAAATGGTCGGCAAAGCACGACAACATCCTGTGGTACGCGAAGAACCCCAAGAACTACACCTATCGCTACGAAGACATTGATCGGGTGCCGTATCTGGCACCGCGTCTGGTCGGACCCGAGAAGGCTGCGCGCGGCAAGACCCCGACCGACGTATGGTGGCACACGATCGTAAGCCCTGGCGGGCGCGAGCGCACCGGCTACCCGACCCAAAAGCCACTGGGCATCATTCGCCGCATCATTGCCGTCCATAGCAACCCCGGCGATCGCGTACTCGACTTCTTTGCCGGCAGCGGGACCGTGGGCGAGGCCGCAGCGCACCTGGGACGCCAAGCGGTACTCGTTGACAGCAATCCAGAGGCGATCGAGGTCATGGCGCAGCGTATGGCGTTTGCTGATCCAGTGGTTCACAAAACGTGTCCCCATGTCTGACAAGGAGAACCAGTATGCCCGAACCTATCGCGGTCATCATGGCAGCCATAATCATTGCATGGATCGTCCCGTATTGCGGCCGAGTACGCATTGACCCCTGAGAGAACACCATGAACGACGCAACTGACACACCCGAACCGGACGCCGCGACCCAACACATCGACGAGCCTATGACCCTTGGAGATATCTCTGATGCCGACTTTAACTACTTAGTATTGCTGTTGCGCTTAACCAGCGAAACGCTCAAGGGCCTATTTCCTGCGGGAGTCTTTCAAATCACACTCGAAGACGAGCAGATAACGAGCGCTTGGGATAACCGCGAAGGGGTGTGGGATGGGATCGAGCGGGCCAGCCACGGCGACATATGATTTGAATGAGCGGGGTGCTCGCCCTGAGCCCGACGACAGTCGGGCCAGGGTTTTTCAACAACGCAGAAGGAGTGTCCGATGAAACAAAAGAGCCAGCGGCGAAAAACGCGCCTTACGATTCAGGATAGGGTTGTAGACGCAGCGATTTACGCTGCCAGCCTGGTGGTGTTCGCCGCTATCGTGATAGCGCTATTAGATACGTTTGGACTGTAGTCGGACGCCTGGATTCAGCAGGATGTAAGAGAATGCCAACGCACGGTAAAAACCCAAACGTCGATCCGAAGTACCTGTGCCGCAAGCGCAAGGTGTCGAAAGTCACCAGAGAGCGATACATGAGCGCCGATGAATGCCATCGGCTCTTTCAAAGCGGCAAGGGGTGGGCCCTGGAATCAATATCGAAGGGAACCCCCGATGGCATGTGCGCATGGATGCTCGTACACCTGCTTCTGGCGACCGGGGTGCGGTCAACCGAGGCCCGTATGCTCCGGTGCGAGGATTGGATGCCCGACGACAAGGTCATAATGGTTCCGAGGTTGAAGAAGTACGACGTTCTGGTCGATCCGCTTCCGATTCCCGCCGTTCTCAACACGCACCTGTCGCAATACACGATGTATATGGGGCTGTACGGCCGCGACCCGATCCTCTGGTGGTCGGGAAACCCGATGTCACGAACGGCCATAAAGCGTGTTTTCAAGAGAGCGCTGGATCGTGCCGGCCTGCCATCACACCACTCGCCCAAGTCCTGCAGGCATTCGGTCGCCTATCAAATGCTGCGGGAAACGAACAACCTGCACGCGGTTCAGCTTCAGCTTGGACACACCAGCATCGGAACGACGGCGGCGAATTACGCGCACCGCAACGAATCAGACATGCGGGCCGCCTGCGAGTCGGTTAGCAACGCCTTCCACAGGTGGCAGCCGAACGACAAATAGCGCGCGATGTTAGGTATCGGGGCCGAGGGCGCGAGAACCGGAAAAGCAAAAATATTTTGGTACGCCTAACAAGGCGCAACGACGGGCGCAACCAAGCCGCTCGTCAAAAGACGCGCAGAACGACCGATGTTAGGTGTCGCCGCGAGAGGTCGAAAAAACGCTCATGGTAAAATGGAGTCAGTGCAGCATCGCACCGACTCCAGTTCTTTGACAACCAAAACAGAAAGGAAAGGTTGCCATGAGCAAAGCTACCACAGATTGCCCGATTTGGCATTTCATTACGAGCGAGCAAAGAGAGGAATTGGCGAAGTGGATTCACGATGGCATGGATGGACATTCCATCGTGAGCTACAAGTTCCTTGAGACAGCACCGCAGTTCATCTATGTGAAGATCCACCGCGACGAGGCGGGGCCCTACTTCACATTGTCCATTGACGGCAAGTTGTCGTCGATGGTCTTGAACGATCGCGTCGATACACTCAACGCGATCGAGGCTCGTGGATTAGGGGGCTGGCTCTCAGACGACTTCGTTCTGGGGTTCAACGGCTGGGAATTCGCAGAGATGGTGGCTGATCGGTTCGGCTACGACTGCGGCGGCATTCAGGGACGCGGCACTCGCTTCCGCATGGCGATCGCGTGCATCAGCGGCAAAGAAGAAGACCGACGTAAAGTGTGAACCGAAAGGCCAAGGGCGCTGCACCCCTCGGCCTTTTCTATTGCCATCATGTTTTCAAGCTACTTGGGGTCTTGGGCGCAGTCTTGGGACCAATGATCAATGTCATCGGGGGTACATGGCAACGTGTGGTCTTGGGTATGAGGGACGAACGGCCAAGACGCTGTCCAGAATTCCTGCACGTCAGAGAAGCAGGCACAGCCGTCCCAGGCCCCCAGGATCAGCAGCAGGTCTGGAACACCGACCCATCCGTCTACGAGCCCCCCCGGCCCTGTCAGGTCTTCTGGGCAAAGGTAGACGCCGGGGACTTCTGCAACGTATGGGCCTGGGCATGGTCCCCATGCAGCAAGTAGGAGGAGGAGGTCTGCTGCGGTGATCGATCCGGAGTCGTCCAAATCACCGTAGCAGATGGTCGTTTTGGTTTGAGACTTGGTGCTGCTGCGCTGCGCCGGGCCGGCAAAGACCATAGAGGCAGCAGCCACGGCCAACAGGAACAAGGTGATGGTGATCACCCTGGCGACCGTTAGTTTCGATCTCTTCTGTTTGCGGCTTCCGTTCATGGACACCGCGCCCCGGAGTAGAAAAACCCCCGCCCCCTAAGTCGATCAAAAGGTGGGACGGGGGCAACATCATATTATTCCAAGTATACCGTCGAGATCCTCTACTTACTTCGGCGTCGTCGGGAAAGGGGTGGATTTCGGAGCAGGGTAATTTGGTCGTGTCGCTCCTTGATCGTCTGACAGCGAGGGTCCAGGTCATACCTGTCATTCAGTTCCCTAAGACTTGTCCATTCGGTGTCCCCGTTGACATCCCCACACCTGGGACACTCGACTGTAACCCTGGTAATGTCGGAGGCGTTTGCGACGATTTCATACCCGACCAAGGTGTCGTGGCACCGAGGACAAAAGGGATGACGCGCCAGAGGGTTTGCGTAAGCGTGGAAATCCATTTCACGTCTACTAGAGTTCGGTTGCGCCGTTGGAGCCCCTTTGGTGCGAATCAATCATTTCTATGGCCTGTTCGATTCGGGTCAGGCGCATGATTAGTCCGGTTCGCCAATGGTGCTCTGGTTCCCACCGGCTGACTAGGTCTTTGATTTTTGCCTCTAGGGCGGCGAGCCTCGCGTCTAACTGGGAAACAGTGGGCTGTCGTTTCATTTGGTGTCATCCGTGAACGAATGGTCGGAATATATCAAAATGGTCTGGATGGGGGTTGATTTGTGTGGAAGATTGTGGAAGATCCCCTCATGGACAGACGAGGTGGGCCGTACATCATTCTTTTTCCGCCGCATATGGGATTCGGGCCGTTTGAAATCCGCCCCCCCAGGCGAGATTATGGATTTTCCAGGGAAGACATTCCCACGTTTGCCCCGTGGATGCGACGAAAGTCGATCGAGTCAGTTGTCCGGCGCGTCAACAGCATGGGCGGCCTGATGTTCAAGAAAGAGGATCTGACGACAATGAAGGGTGTCGGGCGCGGCCAGCAGGGCCAGAATCGACTGATCTCCGTATTCGAGATGCTTGATCACCGAGACGACGGAAAATTCTGGATGCAGTTCTTCGATCGGGAAAACAACCTTTTTCTCGACAACTACGCTCCAAAGGCCGAACAGCCGTGGGACACATAGTATACGAGCATGAAGGTTATTGGCTTCGACCCCGCTATCGTCGTTGCGGGATACGCGGTTATTGAGGCAGGGAAAATACTTGAGGCAGGGGTCTATCGACTGCCTCGAAAAGAAACCGTGCCCGAACGACTTTCTTTGCTATTCGACCACGTCACCGAAACCATAGAAGACCACGACCCGGATGTTGCTGGAGTAGAGGGGCCGTTTATTCACCCCAAGCGGTTCATGGGACAGGTTGCCATGCTGGAGGCCAGGGGCATCATGCTGCTTGCCTGTGCGCGGGCGGGTCTGGAAATATACGAACCAAGCCCTTCCGACGTAAAGAAGTCGATGACGGGATCTGGGGTGGCAAGCAAGACCCAGGTTCAGCAAGCAGTAGTCGATCGGTGCAATTTGAAATCCGCCCCACAGCCGCTTGATGTCTCTGATGCCATAGCGGTCTCCTTGTGCGTCGAGTCGAGAATAGGTATCTAGGTCAACACAGGAGGCGATAATGCTTTACTACGACGACAAGATCCTGGGAAACCTGATCCCTGGTTCTCAGTTCGAGCGAATCTTACATCGGTACTACAAGCCGATGCTCACGATCAATAAGGGAGCCGTCCTTGATCGAGATGGCGAAACTGATGAATGCACGATTGACCCGGACTGGGATCGAAAGCTACGGACTCATCTCGAAACTCTCCCGATGCCGTTCCCGTTCGTCCAGCACCTATCGCTTGAGTGGGTGAAGTGGAACGACGTAGAGCGAGAAGGTATTCCGTATTGGCGAGATCATCTTGAGTCGTTCGAGCAAGTCGCACAGGAATATGGGACATCACTCTATGCGTTCTTTCATTACCACAAAGGCGCTGAGCACGAGAAGCTGCTCGAAATCGATTCGCTTCCGTATCATGGATGGGACTGTAAGTGGCGTCATAAAGAGGACGAGAGTTGGACCGTAGGCGTTGACGAGGTATCGCACGGCTGCGACATGCTTGCGCAAGCATTCCCCGGCGTCCCCCAGGTCATAACGGTGTCGTTCTCGAACAAGGTTTCATTCGACATCGAGGGGGGCAAGGCTACCAAGGCGATGGCGAAAACGATCCGCAAGGCAACGACGGGACTGATCCCAAACGTAATGATCTGGGAAGCAGGATCGGTCATTGCAGACCCAAGCAACGACAAGGTGCTGGCAAAGCGGGCGCGTCAATTCGCTCAGTCCTACCTGTCGGAATAGTGAGATATGACATGAAACGATATGTATTGCTCCCGATATGCGTGGTGCTGTTCTTGGGTGGCTGCAGCAACGCTGAACTACAGTCCGCAATTCTTCAGGCGCAGCAAACGCAGTCGCAAATCCGGCAGGAGTTGAATGCCACAAGGTCCATGCTCGAAGAAACTGGCGAGCAGGAGGATCTTGAGAAACTATCTGTTCTGGAATCCCACCTAGACAGGGCTACCGACGTTCTGGATGGCCTGGAGGCCGCCGTAGAGGCCAGTCGCACAAGCCTGGGCGATGGCATCCAGGCCGGCGCAGGGGCCGTGGCGCCGCTCTTGGGGCCCTACGGCCCCGTTCTCGTGGGGGTCGCCGGCCTGATATCTACCCTGCTGGGCCGGAAATCAGGAATAAAGGCTGGCGTTAAGTCGGTGGCCGGGCCGATAGAGGCTGCCAGAGATCGTCAAATCGAAACAAAGTTGAACAAAAACCCAGGATTTGGCATCGAGGGACAGGAATTCTTGGTCGTTAGAAAGGATGCCGTGAAGGTGGGGCACATAAACTCGGGAGCCGCTAAGATATTCGCCGGCTAATTGATAATGTTCCCCCCCTCGTACCCCCCTGGTTCTGTCTTGGCAGGGGGGTGCTCTTTTGTCGCCAGGCTCAGGTGGGCGGCTTTTTTCGTTGGGCCCTTCTCTTGGCCTTGGCGCCATCATCTGCTTTGGGGTTCAGCTTCCAAGTCAACGAATCTCCATCACGCTTAATCCATCCAGGTCCGAATCGATGCTGGCAAATCGTAAGGAGCTTGCTGAAGCTGCTTCCTTCGTTTTGATTCAACCCATCTGTGCGCGACAGCGTCCGGCCCGTATCTATTAGCCAAAGCCTTTTCTTGAATTTGACGTGATAGGTCGAGTCGTTATGCATGGATATTATCCTACGCAATGTTTCGATAATGAGACGACCGTGGGTCTTGGCAGATAGAGAAAAGTCATGGACGACAACAATAATAAAATCCCAGGGAAGCGCGCCTCCGATACAAGTCAAGGCGGCGACTATTCGAGCTACCCCGAATACGCAAGGCAACCCAAAAAGGTCACGCGCGAGCGGCTAACTCGGGAAGGAAACCTAGGCGCCTTCAATGAAAAGCGGGAAATGCTTATAGGACTTGGTATTCCCGCTGGCGAGGCTTGGGTGGCGGCGGCCGAATCGTTTCCGCCCGTGTCGCCAGAGAATCTTCCGCCGCTCCCCAAAGGGAAGGTGCGACCGGAAGACGGCCTTGTCCTGTTTGGCGACCGGGTGGACAAAGAGGTGTTCGGAGATCGAGACTGCCCATCGCATGTTGCCGTCAAGTGGGTCGCTGACAACGTGGTGCTGAAAGAAGTGTCGGCCAAGGATGCGCCGAGCCCGATGGCGTATGGCATGCTCAGGTGGGCACAACGCACACCTTCAAACGAAAGTTGCTTTTGGAAAGACCTGTCTACACGCATCTTTCCAAGCCGCGCCGACTTGGATTCGCAACTCCGGTTTTCCGACAAGGGAGATCAAGTTATTCGCGCGATCGAAGAACTTGAGAAGATGTCATCGGAGTCTGGGGAGTGATTTCTTGGCCGCAGTCGCCAGGAGCCGAGGCTCTGCCGTACACGCCGACAGAAGACCACTCGGATCGCTGTCCATACTACAACCTTGTTCCGAAAGAACAGTCCGCCAACCTGTTGTGGCGCAAAAAGATAATCAACCGCGCTGCTGGCGATCGGGAAATGCAGCAAGACTTGTGGGTCATGTGCGCCAGAGACGTTCTGTTCTACATAAACACGTTTTGCTGGATCTTTGAGCCGAGAACTAGGGCGGTTCTGCCGTTTATTACGTTTCCTTTCCAAGACGATGCAATCTTGGAAATATGCGACTGCATAGGTAAGCGCGACTTGGTCGTCGTGAAGTCCCGCGACATGGGGGCCTCATGGATGTGCATTACGGCAATGGAATGGACGTGGCACTTCCACTCGTTCGCATCGTTCTTGTGGATGAGCCGAAAAAAGAGCCTCGTTTACAACCCCGGAGATCCAAAGGCCCTGTTTACCAAGTTCGCATTCCTTCATCAGCACCAGCCAGGATGGCTTCTGCCGTCTACGCACCAGAAAGAACTGCATTCTCTGAACATCGACAACAACAGTGTTATCGATGGCGAAACAACAGCAGAGTTTTCTGGGGTCTCTGATCGTCGGCTTGCTGTGTTCAAGGATGAGTTCTCGAAGATGGATAACCAGGCGACCATCTTCCGTGGAATGCGGGATGTAACCAACTGCCGCATCTGCTTGTTTACGCCGGAAGGCTCTGGGAACGTCGCCTACGACATTTCCAGGGGTGACAGTTCTGAGAATTTCCAGCAAATGAGGCTCTGGTGGCCAATACACCCCAACAAAAACCGGGGCCTCTATGTGGCCGGACGGGCAGACGTAAGGGTGCTCAACCCCGAAAGCCCACCGCCGGACGGATACAAGTTTATCCGTGATGGCAAAACGAGAAGTCCCTGGTACGACGCCGAGTGTGCCAGGGCACGCCACAGCAGTGATATCGCCCAAGAGCTTGACATGGACTTTATCGGCTCTGCGTCAACCTACTTCGAGCCAAGCCTAATCGACAAGTGCGTTGGATCGATGGTCGAGCCTCCACGGTATACCGGAGCGCTGGAATACACCGTTGACCCAATTCAGCCTACACGGTTTTCCTCCATGGCAAAGGGCCGGCTCGATCTGTGGTGCCCCCTTCAACAGGGAAGGCCCACCTACGATCACAGGTATGCGATAGGTGCCGATATCTCGTCGGGAACGGGGGCATCCAACTCCTGCCTAGTCGTATCTGACATTACAACCCAGGAGCAGGTTGCCGAATACACCGATCCCCACATTCGTCCAGAGGAACTGGCTGAATTGGCGGTGGCTTTGGCCATGTGGTTCCACGACGCCAGCGGAGATCCGGCCCACATGATTTGGGAGGCTCCGGGGCCGGGACGAAACTTTGAGGCCAGAATACTCGACCTGGGCTTTAGGAATTTCTACCACCGACGAGATGAGAGAAGTCTGGTTCGTCGCAGGAAAAGCAACATTCCGGGGTGGTGGCCGACCAAGGATGAAAAACAGCGCCTTTTCGGAGACTTCAAGGCGGCCCTTCACGAAGATTCGTTCCAGGTAAGGTCTAAGCACCAGTTGGAGGAATGCAGGCACTTCATCTATACCAATACAAGGTGGATATTGCATACCCGAGAGTCAAACTCCCACGACCCATCCGGGGCCGGCGAACAGCACGGAGACCGGCCTACAGCGGGCGCCCTCTGCTATAAAATCGCCAAGGAAAAGGCGGCCCCCCCAGGCGAAGGCCCGGTAACCATTCCTGTGGGATGTTTTGCCTGGAGGCGGAAGATTTGGGATGAGGAGCAGTTGGAGACTACGATGTGGTGATGGCACCGCGAACATGCCTGTCGTTACCCGTAAGCGCGGGCGTAAGAATGGTATAGACTACACATACCTCTGGAGCCAAGGATGGCTAAGAGATTCAATCCAAAAAACGAACGTCAAATGTCTCGGCTTGTGAACGCCGTTCAGTGGTCTCGTAAAAAGCAGGAGGCGTTTCGGTCCCACAGGCTTGAGGCGATAAAGCAGTTTGTTGGGTTCCATTACACCGAAGACCACTCCGGGGCAGAGGATCGGGTTCCCATCAACCTAATGGAGCTTGCGGTATCGACGTATCGTCGTCAGCTATCAGCCAGATCGCCACAAGTCGTTGTCAATGCGCTGGATAATTCACTTAAGCCGTTCTCCTCAGATTTCGCACTGGCAATCAACCACCTGATTAAAGAAATAGACCTGCGGCGATCTATAGACGATGTGGTTGTAGACGCCCTTTTCTCTTTCGGCATCATGAAGGTTGGCATTACAGATCCGTCTCTCGGTGAGAGCCTGGGATTCCGACACAACGCCGGCCAGCCGTTTGCAGATCCGGTGGATCTGGACGACTGGTGCCACGATATGACGGTAAAGCGGTACGAGGAGGTTGCGTTTGCCGGCAATCGCTTCCGGATGCGGTGGGAAGACTTCAACGAGTCGCCAGTGTTCAAATCTGGTGGCACCAGGCCGACAATGCGTACCGCTTTCAACGAGCAGGGGGACGAGCGGGTATCTGGCTTGTCCACTGGGGGCGAAACCGGGGGCGACGAAGAGTTCAAAGACATTGTTGAGATATGGGATCTCTGGCTGCCTCATGACAGGCTTGTCGTATCTCTTGCGGTAGACGATTCGGGAAACATCGTTCCCAAGCCGGTCAGCATAGTTGACTGGGAGGGCCCCGAAAGGGGGCCGTATCACCACCTGGGTTACAACAGGGTTCCGAACAACGTCATGCCCCTGGCTCCGGTGTCGATCATGATGGACCTTCACCTGCTCGCCAATACGCTGTTTAACAAGATGGGGCGGGATGCAGAAAGGCAGAAGACTGTCGGCCTTTATCAGGCTGGACACGAAGCTGACGCCGATCGGGTACGAACCGCCAAAAGCGGTGAAATGGTGAGAACGGAAAACCCTGAAGCGTTCAAAGAAGTCAAATATGGAGGGATCAGCGGCGAGCAGATGCTGTTTTTCTCGAACACGAGAGACCTGTTCGTCTACCTGAATGGCAATATCGATTCCCTGGCCGGATTAAGTCCGCAAGCAGAGACATACGGACAGGAGCGAATGCTCTCGTCCGCTGCCTCTCAGAGAATCCTTGAGATGCAGGATCACACGGTCACGTTTGTGCAGGGCGTTGTCGAGGATTTGGCCGACTATCTCTGGTACGACCCGCTGATAGACCTTCCCCTGGTGAAGCGAGTAGAAGGAACCTCGATGGAGCTTCCCATCAGGTTTAGTCCAGAGTTGAGGGAGGGAGACCGGCTGGATTACAACCTGAGCATCTCTCCGTTCTCTATGCAGCATCGGTCACCAGGAGAGAAACTACAAACGATCAACCTAGTCCTGAAGGAATTGGTGTTGCCCATGCAAGATCAATTTATGGCTCAGGGCGTCGGTATTGATCCGGTCGCCCTGTTTGACCTGATTGCCAGATATTCAGACACACCAGAGATAAGGGATGTGCTGACTGGAATTCCGGCAAAGAATGCCGGCGGGTCGCCAGGCAAGGAAATGCCGAGAAAGTCACCCAACACAACCAGGACTGAAATCCGGCGTTCGATTCCTGGCAAATCACGCGAGGGCACATCCAACATCCTTCAGTCTGTTCTTCTTGGTGGCGGCGCAAACAAAGACCAGACTGCGACCCTCGATCGCCCGCTTAGTGGGCGCGAGGAATAAACACACAGGAGATATCCATGCCACGGGTTGGATCAAAAAAATACCCCTATACCGCATCAGGAATGGCTGCAGCGAAGGCCGCAAAGAAAAAGAGGGTGAGAAAGAAGGCACCGGGCGGCATCAGCGAAGCCGCATCCCGGTCGATCTTGGCGAGGGAGATGCTGGCAGATGCCGCCTCCCGAAAAAGTCGGCCCATGGGGCCCGTTGTTAGCGCAGCCGGAAAAGTGGCCGTTGGTCGGAAAAAAAAGACCGCTGGCCGAAAACGGTAGTCCTGTAATGCTGTTTACCTACGAGACCATATTTTGCCGATCGCCAGGAGAACTGGTAGACGTTTTCCTCACGACCAGGGGCGACCCCCCCCCAAAAATGATCGTTTTAGACGACGGACGCCCGGCCCGGCGCAACAAGGCGGCCGAAATGGGTGGGTTCGATGCGACTCCTGGCAACTGGCCCAAGGAGTGTGACGCTCTTGGCGTTCATCCCTCACAAGCCAAGGAGGCCCAGGCTGATGCCCGCAAGGCTGGCATTACCGGAATAAACTTCAAGGAATGCGGGATATGCGAGATTCGTGATCGGAAGGCAAGGAGCAGATATTTGAAGCACAGGCAAATGTTCGACAAGGATGGCTGCTATGGAGACTAGGGCCGCAATATGGGTTGTAACCGCATATAGGTGGCCCTACGATTGCCATAGCGGGATAGAGCAGGGGTAGCTCGCCTGCCTCATAAGCAGGAGGTCGCAGGTTCAAATCCTGTTCCCGCTAGTATTCCTGACAAACGGACAATCAAAAGTAAATCAGATATGCCAAAACAAGCAACGATGGCTGAAACGCCAGAAGATATGAAAAAAGAAATCGACGCCGAGGCCATGGACGGCTCAGAAGGTTTCGATCCGGCATCTGAGGAAGCCGAGTATGCATACTTGGGCCCCGAAGTTCAAAAAGCAGATGCCGCGCCCGCGCCCGACACGGAAGTCGATGGCGCGGGTTCAGACGACGAACAGATTGACGAACTTGAGAGCGCCGAGGGCCCCCATGAGCCCGAGCCCAAGGCGGTTACTCCGAATGAGATTTCAGACGATCTCATTCTTAGAGCGTCCGATTACGGATTTTCGCCAGATGACGCAAATGAATTTGGCACGCCGGAACAGCTTTCCAAAATGTTGGATCTTTTGGACAAGCGTTCCGATGCCCCGAACACCGTGGAGCCGGACGCTCCTGTTCGGGAAGAGTCGGCAAATCCCGACGCCTCGCCGGCCCAAAAACTGACCAATACGCTTGACCCCGATCTATACGACGAAGACCTAATTGCGCAGATGGATTCTATGGTTGAATCTATAAACGCAAGCGTGGTTGCGCTCGGTGAGCGGGAAGACGCCATCAATTCGATGATTGAAGAACACAGGCTGAAACGACAGAACGAAGAAGCCCAAACCTTCGACCAAATGTTTGATGGGGAAAGCCAGGAATGGCAGCATAAGTTCGGAGCAGGCCCAACGTCGGACCTCCGACCAACGGGCGCCCATTTCAAGAATCGCCAGCGCGTTCGAGATGAAATGGAAGTGCAGAGGATAGCGCTGGCCGAACGTGGTCAAGTCTTGGACGAAAAGGCGTTGATGGAACGAGCCGTAAGTATTTCCTTTAACGATTTTCACCAGCAGATTGCGAGAAAGCAGGTCGAGAAACAAGTCGAAGACCGAAGGGGGCAAATGCTTCACCGTCCCACGAGCGCCACCAGGGATACGACCGGGAGGCGCGCCACATTGAGCCGCATTGCGCAGTTCATGAAAGATCGCGGGATGATTGATGGCACTGGGGCCCCCACCTCTGTTTCTGAAGATGAAATAGACTTCGACGGGTAGACCCGCTTTTCATATAAGAAAGGGGCAGCCGGATGGCCGTCTTAAACAGCGATGATATTGCCGATCTCGTCGCACTAACTCAGAGAGAACTAGGCAAATTCAAGTGGACAGAGATTGCGACCGACACAGCTTCTCATGTTGCCTTTAACGAATTGATGCGGCGCAAACGCCGCCAAATCACCAGTGGTTACGGGGTTGAATTCTCCGTAATGGTGAAGCATTCTGGTGCCGCAAGGCGTACCGGACTTTTCAGCACAGACTCACTGAACGTACAGGATGTATTCGTAAGAGCCTCGATTCCGTGGTCTCACTGGACTTCGGGATGGGCCCTGGACGTTAGAGAAGTGCTCATGAACAGAGACCCGGCGCGTATTCTTGATTTGGCCAAGGGCCGGCGCGCAGATGCAATGATCTCTTTGGCAGAATTGGTCGAAACCGATTTCTGGTCAAAGCCCGCAACTTCGGCTACCGACGACCAGGTGTACGGAGTCGATTACTGGCTCGTTTACTCGGCCACCTCGGGATTCAACGGCGGAACGCCGAGTGGATTCAGTGATGTTGCCGGATTAAACACCACCACCTACCCGCGTTGGCGGAATTACACGGACCAATACACCTCAGTCAGTCGCACAGATGCGATCAGGAAGATGCGAGAAGCATCGACCAAGTGCGGATTTGTGTCGCCTCTCGGGTCTAACGTCTCGTCGTACAACACCGGCAATGACTTCGGATACTACGTTCCGTATAGCGTCCTGAGCACCATGGAAGAGATTCTGGAAAGCCAGAACAGCAACCTTGGTTCAGACCTTAACAGCATGGCCGGGCGAACGATGTTCCGGCAAAACCCGGTCGTTTGGGTTCCCCAACTTGATTCCAAAACCGGAAGTCCAATTTACGGCATTAACTGGGGCGTCTTTAAGTTCGTGTTCCTCGCTGGCGACATGATGCGAGAAACAACAATTTCAGCTAAGCACGGCCAACACAACGTGAGCGAAACGCATATCGATTGCACCGTGCAGGTGGAATGCCGTGACCGCCGCCGCAACTTCCTGTTGGCAACTGCCAACCCTGCATAAGAAAGGAGGGATAGCATGGCTATTCCATATCCTGTTACCTCTCATCAGCAAGCTACAGCGCCGGGCGGAACGACCAAGGCAACGGGTCTAAGTTCGTTTTGGAACGATTGCCCGTTGCTCGAAATGATGCTCGACCCCGGCGTCGGGTACTACCAGTTCGACGATTTCCTCGACCTGGGCATCTCCGGCACGATCACGTCGGACGACCTGCACGACGAGCGTGCGCACATCCTGTATCACTCGTTTGGAGACGCCGCGCCCGGCACGGTCGTCACCACCACCAACACATGTGGCGGTGAGTTGGTCCTCACGAACGCGACCAACAACGACAACGTGGGCATCCGGACTCTCCACCAGCCGTACCGGCTCTCGTCCGGCAGTGGCGCGCTCTGGTTCGAGGCTCGCGTCAAGCCGAGCACGATCACCACGCTCGAGATGGGAATCCTCGTCGGACTGATCGACGCGCAGACGATGACCGCAACCAAGCCGATCGAGGCGGACGGCACGCTGGATACCGATTCCAACTTTGTCGGATTCCACCAGCTCGAAGCGGACACGACCGGGATTGATTGCGTCACCATGCTCAACGGCGGAACCGTGAACACGGTGAACGATGCCGTGGGCACGCTCGCGGTCGATACCTACATCAACCTCGGCTTCCACATGGACGCTTCGGGGAAGATCACATGGTACATCGACGGCGCGGCGCAGCCGACGACGGATCAGGCTGATGACAACGCGGCGACTACCACGCCGTCCGACATCGGCCTGGGCTTCATCGCGTGCATCAACAACGGTGCCGGCACGTCCGAGACCCTCACGATTGACTGGTGGAAGTGTGCGCAGCTTCGACACGGCGACACCCGCATCGTGACCACGCAGCAGTAGACGCACGGAAATGGATTCTTCTTGCTTATGGGCCCGCAGAGTTTGGGTGTAACTCTGCGGGCCCAGTTTTTCGGGACATGAGAACATGGAGCTTTTATCTCAGATAGGAACTGACCCGAGCAAGTGGTTGGACTTCGGCGGGTTCGCCGTGCTCGGCGGCGCATTCATTCTCGTCCTACGATGGATGATGTCCCAATTTGCCAAACGCCTGGATACCATTGTGAGCGCCCAGATTCAGATGGCCCGATCAATGGATGTCAACACGTCCATCATCATGAACCTGCAGCAAATGCTTCTCGCGCATGACCTGACCGTCCACGGTATTAATCCGGCTGCTGGCGCGGACCTTAACGAGTCAGCAGAACGGGCGCACAAGAAATACTCCGAACTGCTTTCGTCGATCGAAGAAACCAGGCGCGCCGTAATGCGTGGAGAGCATTACCTTCAACACGGCGTCGAGCACATCAAGGCTGCGATATACGACTGACCGGGACTATGCCTGCGACCCTGGGCTCTCCGACCCGAATTACCGGATCGGGTAGTCGAACACTTATGGGCCGTATATCACGGTAATCTTTCAACAAGATAGCGTTGTCTGGCACCGGAATCGCCATTGGTGCCAGGTTGTATGAGGCAAGGCCATCAACCCCGTACTCGCTGTTCTCGATGCACAGCACGTTGGCCTCGTGTTCTTGGGCACACTTGATCGCAGCTTTCCTCGAATCGAATATCAGCGGGCCGCCGCTTTCCGTGCCAAGGATTTTCATCTCCATCATGCTGGAAAAGTCAACGCAGTAAAACTCCTCAGCATGGAAATCGAAATCGGTCTTCGGGGCGGCGGTTTCTGCCGGCTTGGCGAAAAAGTCGTCCAATATCATCTCAATCGTTTCCCTGATGCTAATCCCTCGGCTCTTAGACTCTTCGGTGAGCTTCTTGCGATGCATCTTGCTCATTGCCACCATGGAGGGACGGTCACTCATCGACGGATTCCTTTATTCTTCTGTGATACTGTTGCACTGCCTGGGCGCGCTTTATGATTGCCTCTTGTAGATCATTCATTTTCTTTTCTCGCTCGTAAGCATCCATGTCCGTAGCATCGTACAGCTTTCGGAGGCTTCCGAAATATTTTGACATGGTTCTGCTGGACTGGCTGTAGCCTTTGTAGAGCGACAGCTTGAGCTTGTTGGTCTTGGCGTATTGTCGCCTTGCATCGGCGCTGGTTTGTGCCTTTAGTCCGCGATACGTTGATCTGATCTCATCCCAGTCGTCGTAAAACCGGCGTACCGCTTCGTGTTGAGTCGTGGTTCCCGTTTCGAGGAATCGACGAACAATAAGCCAGTCTGAAAACCCAAGCGGCTCTCCTTTGCGAGCCTCTGAAGAAACCGCTCGCACGACGCGATCGCTTATTCCCACGACATCTCTGCCCAGGCCGCCGAAATACCCATATATGAGGTGGTCTATCTTGGCCGGCGCATAGTCCAGCATTTCTCCGAAATACCGGGCCAACTCAGACGACCTGGATGCCCCCTGGAGACTCTTGGGGAGATCCCGATCCCTGAAACTGACGATGGATTGTTTTCGGAAGTAGTCGTAGCCCTCATTGCCGGCCATCACTTCCATAAATGGCTGCAGGGCCGCAATGCTTAGCTGTGGACGCAATTCTTTTACTAGACTCCATACCGTGCCCGACACATCAACGCCGGGGTCTCCGGTATGCTTGCCGGTGATCGGGTCCATGCCGATCATTCTCGTAATGGACCGTTCTGTTGCAATGGCAAACACGCCAAGACCATACGGCTTCGGAATCTTTAGGTATTCACGATTTCCGTTGTTGTCGCGTCCAATAGGAAAGTAGTAGTATCGGTCACGGCTATATTGTGGCTTTGACCAATACTCTTCGTCGTCCCACACAAGTAGGATTTGTGCGATACTGGGAACGACCGTCATGGTGAAGATTCTTCCAAGTGCGGCCCCTGGGTTTTTGGAAATAAACCGCGCGAGCTTGCTGGTGCCCTGGACGGCGGCGTTAAGGAAGGGAATGAACTGGTTCATCTCCTTGATCCACGTTCCGCCACGATGGAAGTCTATGGTGATGTCTGCTGATGCCTGACCGGAGGTGAGCATGACATCCCAGGCACTCCACATCGTGGCTTCCCTTTCCTCAAGCCTCAGCAACTCCTGGGCAATTGACTCGGACTCCTCGGCAAAACGGACGCCACCTTGAGCCGCCCGCCCGGTGAACAAAGCTTCGGCGTTTGCTATAAGCTCGTTTCTCTCACGTCTATGCGCACGATAGTCTTCGAGACGCCCCCGATTCTTGTCCAGAACAATCGCCGCTTCGGCCAGCCGGTTCATGCGCTCGAGGGCGCGATTCAACCTGGATATCGGACCAAGAGTCAGCAAATCGCCCAAGACAGCCGAAACCCTGTCCCCTTTGATAAGACCCATCAATTTCGGCCTGGGGCCAAGTAGAGCTTTTTCGCTGACATGCGACCCATCCCATGCGTCGTGATAAAGGCCCGACATATTGCCGCCGCTAAGAGCCATTACTTTCGACAAGTCGCCGCCCAAGAACGCCGTTTTCATACCCCGCATACGATGGCCATCGGCCAACGGTAGTTTGAGAAAATCTCCCTCTGACATCGTTATTGCGGACACCGTGTCTCGAATCAGGTTGGGGATCGACCACGATGGATTTAGTTCCGTTGCGCCCTTCATGAGAACCCGGCGAGGAATGGTCAAAAATTTCATCCAACCAGACACAATCTTGGGGTTATTCAACCCTTTCAGAAAAGAGAACAGCATTTCTCCATTCTTGTCGTTGCTTGCCTGGCGATAAACCCGTTTTCCATTCTCGTCCAAATACGAGAAAATCTTGTGCCTGTTCATCGACGGATCGATGCTGGTGGCCCAAAACGAGCCGCCCTCAATGGTGTGAAAGGCCTCAATTATTTCCTCGACCTCTTCTTTGGGAATGTTTTCCAACCAAGAAGGAATCTGCCGGTTACCTTCGCCGTCGATTCCAATGCCAAGCTGATCAAGAACATGCTTCACCACCTGATCTTTGGAAACAAAGTGCGGCTTCATGTATGGGCCGGGATCGGTGAAAAACCTTCCGGTACCCTCAACAATTTGATCCAACTGACCCAACGCCCTGACAACCTCGTTGTTTTCTATTTGCCCCAACACATGCATAAGATGGCCTAAATATGCATCGAGCGGCGGCACCATCGCCTCCCCGCGATCGTCGAAGAACCGCTTTAGTCCGGGGGTTTTATTTGCAAACCCGAGCCCACCTGACCAACCACGACTGGCTACATCTCGAAGAGGCATTCGAGAGAATGTGATGTAGTGTTGGTTGGCATCCAGTATTAGTTTCGCGCTTTGTCTGGTCAACATGCCCCTGTGTACCATCCAACCGATAACCCACCTATCGAATTCCGAAAACGACCTTGCAACCTCAGCGAAGTGCGGGTATTCCTTTTCCGTATCGGCCAGGTGCTCGTCGAGACTCTTGTCAGAGAAATCGGTCAGCATGCTGGCGTCACCCGGCGTTCCCAATACCTTAAAGCCCTGTTTGCGCTTTTCTTTGGCCCGCAGAGCGACCATATAGCTTTCAAATCGCTCCATTTCCACGTCGTTTTTTATCAAGGCCAGTCGATCTCTAAGTGAACTCCGGTCTTTTACATTAAGGTCGGGATTACTTTTGACAAACTCGTCCCAGGAGCCGGTGGGATCGTCGTAGGGAAACAGCCCACTACCCTGGACGATTTCCTCCATCGTTCCCACGATCATGCTTGGGCTTCGCAGCGCCCGCAAGTGAACGTCTTTGGACGGTGTTAACCTTGCAGCTAACTTGGGGTCGGCCTTTCTGCCCGTGAGGCCCAAAACAGCCTGCAAGTAGTTCGCAAAATCGTTTCGATCGGTGAACCTGGTCCGAAACCAGGTTAACTTCTGTTGCAGCGTTGTCTTCAACCAAGAATTTGTTCTGCCCCGGTAGATTCGATGTGCGACCGGATCGTCTTCGGCTGCCTGAATAAAATCCTGAATTCGATGTCGCCCTTGTTCGATAAGATCCCATGTTCGTGGGTGTTCCGCTTGCAACATCGTTGTCAATTCCTGATAGAGCTTGGGCGTTCTCTCCTTGAAATGGTCGGGATCTACGAAAAGAAATCTAATCGCCTCGGCCCACCCCTCTGCTTCGTACCCACTCGAAGGTGTTCTGTCTTTGTAAGCATCCTTCCCCAAAACATGAAGATCAGGACGCCACTCTTTTGGAAGCTCGTCCGATTTGATTTTTCGTCGTTCTTTTGGCCCAAGGTGTTTCTGGCCGGCACGCTCTGCTGCAGGTAGCGTGAAGAGTAACTTGTGAAGGTGGTGTCCGACTTCGTGCAAAAACGGCCCGACGTATGATCCAAACTTGATTCTCGCCGTTTCGGTGTGTGGGTCGTACCAGGCTGCCGCCCACGACATTCGACTGGTTCGATCTACGCTCGGGGCGCCCATCCCCATTTTTTTAGAAACGTCCTCAATGAGATCGTAAATGCTGTCCGCATCGCGGGCCTTTTGCCCGTCTCGCTCAGCCCGTCGTTTGGCCCTGTAATTCCTGGTCTTGGCATCAGCGGCGCGATCTTTTTTCCCCCTGACGGCCGCAAGGTCTGACGAGTAGCTTCGTGAAGGCGCGGCGACCACACCGGCACCACTCGGCAAAACCTCTTCTTTGGCCGGCGCGGGTTTGGCAACAATGCCCGCCTGCGTCTTTTTCTGGTCCCACTGAATCGCGTCGATAATTTCCTGCTTACGCGCAGCCCCCTGAGAAGCCTTATACCCCGCAACCTTAAGGGCCTTTTTGATGACCTCTGCCTTGGAGGTGATTTTTTTTATGCCCAGGTCAGGCAGGTTGACACCGACCGATTGTCCCACCGCGAGGCTGTCTGCGTCGATATTGAAAATTGACGGTTCGAGTCGATAAACATAGTGGTCCCGAAACACAAGTTTCTTGTCGTTGCCAACAATGAAAATTGGGTCGTAAGCAAACTCCGGCACTTCCCTGACAAGGCCCCTAATGATCTCCATGCCCTGGCGGGCCCCTTTCAAATCAGCCAAATCTAAAATCATGTCTGCCGTTATGCCGGGGTCGGGGGCCTCAACAACACTTAAAATCTGCTTGCGCAGGTCGTCGGGGAGGGCAGCCATGCTCTTGGATTCCCAGGCCGACACCACATGGCGCGCTTCCTCCAAAAGAGCGCCCTTTTTCGCTTTCTGCATATGTTGCCAGCCGGCAGTCGTTTTCGGAAACGCGAGACCCGCGTCTTGAAGCATCTGATAAAGATGCCTGAGCCTAGTTTTTGATGCTGAGGCAACGCTCTTGCCAGAGGGAAGGTATGTTAAGTTCCATTCTTTGTGTTTGTGTTCTTTCCAATCGCCAGCGTCCAGATGTCGCCTGTCTATTGGAACAAGCTCGCCTTTGATTTCAATAACACCACGGGTAATGGCCCATGAGTCATCGAGAGCCAATGCTTCTGTTTTGAATTTCTTCGTTTTACCCTCGTCACCGACCTCAATATCAACCTTTTGTTTGGACCACCCCGGCGACCTCCTGGTAATACTTTTCCAATAGCGCGCCTCGTCACCTTCCCTCTTCTTCGGCGCAGGCTTCTTCGGCGCGGGCTTCTTCGGCGCGGGCTTTTTCGGCGCAACCTCGGCGGCGCGGGGGGTGCGTTCCATTACCTTGATACGGTTGTCCCCACCGACAACTTCAAAGCCCCTGCGAGAAAGAGCGGCTTCAGACACATCGGAAGTTACGGAGAGTCTCATCGTCGCATCTGGATTGAACTCCAAATGCTCATCGAACCCAGCAATCCCGTCATCGATAAGGCTTCTGCCTACGCCTGAACCTTGGTGTTCCGGGGCAACTACAACATCAAACTCGTAATTGTCGCCATCGAATGACCTCCACTGCGCACCGATCACCTCACCATTTTCGTCCCTCACTACGGAGGACAGATCCCGATCTTTGGTGATGCCCATATCCGCATCTCTGGCAAGAGCACGGGCAGCAGTGTCGATTGCCTCGTCTATCTCCCCGTATTCGTCAAGCACAGATTCTACGGGGCGACCCGCACCCTCGGCGGCGCGGGGGGCTTCGGCGGGGGGAAGCGCTTCGGCACTCTTAGCCGTTGCCACAGCCTTTTTGTAGGCCGCTTCGGCTTGATCGTAGGTCTTGTATTTGGTGAGGCTTACCGTGTTCCCAGAATCAGCATCGAACACCCTGACCGCACCGCGCTTGTCTTTCAGCCTCGCAGCATTGTAAATCTCATAGTCCACACCATCTACGCGAGTCTGATCTGCGAGAACAGCCTCAATATCGCCTACATTAACCGGGTCGCCGATCTTATGTGAAGTAGC